CGACATCGACGCCAAAACGCGGCCGGAAGTCGTCGCACAGCCCGGGCGCTGCGGGCGCGTCCGGCACCGCGACCACGCGGCCAAAGCGCGGCAGGTGGTAGCCCCCGCTCAATTCAGGGAACTGGCGCGCTACGCTGCGCCGGATTGCGTCGTCCATTTGATCGCCATTTGATTGCCGGCAAGGGTCACGCTGGTGACCCGTTCGCCCTGGTTGATGGTTGCACCTGGTCGAAGCCCTGGAAGGGGCGCGATCATGGCGCTCTGATTGCCTTGGTATCCGTCGAACAGTTCAACGGGCAGTTGCAGCGCGGAGCGGGCACCGAAAAAACTATCGGCCCAACTGCCCACAAACACTTCGCCGTCGCCCTGCTGCTGCCAGATAAAATCGGGGATGCTGAAAACACTGGCCAGGCTGTCCATAGCCAGGTAGCCCGCTGCCAGGCTGTAGAAGAACGGCGCCTTGACCTTGGCATAGGCTTTGTCCGGGATCCGGAATCCCAGCCCGGTCTTGTCGCTGATCTCAGCCAGCACAGCCTGCAGGTCGACGTGCCGGAGGTTCAGCGGCAAGGGGTTGGCCAGGATCGAGGCCAGCTCACGGCAGGCCACCAACTGCTGGGTGCTGTTGGCAGCGGTCGACCGTTCGACGTAGCCAAGAAAGTGGCGCTGCAGCGTGCGCTCGTTGTAGCCGATATCCAGTGTCACCAGCCCTTTTAGCGACTCGCTGGCCTGTACCGTGAACGTCGCCCGTCCGGGACTTTTGATGTCTAGGCGCACTTCGTCCTTGATCAGAGGGTAGACCTGACCCGCGATCGTCAAAACCTTATGCAGCTTCATGTTGCCGGCGCCAGGTAGTCGTCCAACTTCTTGAGGGTCTTTTCAAAGCCGCTCAACTCCGAGCCGCTGCCGGACTCGCCGGCGGCACCCGATCCGCCTACAGCTTGGCCGGGGGCTGACTGCGAGCTGACTCCATTGGAAGCGCGCCGGGCCTCTACCTTCTCGGGGTTTGAGGCTTTTTCCGACAGGGTGAACTGGACCAGCCAAGCCGCCAGAGTGTCGTCCTCCCGGGCGCTGACACCGTCCGAAAACTGCACTTCACGGATGCCGAAGGCCGCAGCGGTATCGTTGACGATTCGGTACATTTTCAGCTGGCCACCACCGGCCGTGGCTTCTGCCAGGCGCATGATCGTGCGCAGCTGCACCTTGTCGACAAAGGGGATCATCAGCGACACCGCCAGGGTTTTAGGCTTGAAGCCCTTGTGCGCGGTCTGGGTGTTGCTTGTCTGCCCGGACATGTCGTCGCTCTCGATCCGCAGGTTGGCGGTGATCTTCATCCTCTTGCCCAGGATCTGTTCGCCGTCGAGTAATAGAGTCATAGGCCGACCAACTCCCGGACAAAGCTCAAACCCTGGAGCGATCCGACCAACAGCACGCCTGCAGACAGCACAAACTCATGACCTGGTGCTTCGCCCTCGAGCAGAAGGCGGCGCAGTTCGGTGTTGTCGCCCGGTCCAATGATCCGTGCACGCATGCTGTGATCGGCGTTGCCACCAGCGAGCAGGGCCTTCAGATCGTCCAACTGCTGATCGCGGCCCTGCTGTTGGGCGGCCTTGCGGCTTGCCAGCGCAGCCAGGTCACCCATTGGCGAGCTGTCGGCCGCGTAGCTCTCCAGGACGGCAAGCTGGCCAGCCATGGATTGCTTGGCGGCTTTGACCAGGGTGCAGCGCTCAAGGGGCAACGACTGCCACCGAGGCAGTGGCCCTGCGCTGGGGATTTCCCATTTTTCCGCCTCAAGGCGCGATAGGTTGCGGGCACGGCGTTCGGTGCGCACCAGGTCAGGGATCGGCAGCAAGGTGTTGAAGCGGGCCAGGGTTTCGGCAAACAAGTCATAGCGCGTGCCGAGAAACATCAACGACAGCGCGTATTGCGGCCCGGCCGGGCGCCCAGGGTCAGTGTTATCGACCAGTTTGTTGGCCAACTGCTGCAGCAAGTTGGGTGCCGACAGAAAACGCTGGTGGCCCCGGCCCTGGCCGATCCCGCTTTGAAATGGTGTCACGGTCAGGCAGGCCGGCGCCTCACCCATCTGGCCAGCCAGTGCTACACGGCCGGCAGCGATCGCGCTTTCTGCAGCGGCACCGACCGGCCCCGGGTTGGTACTGGTCATACCGTCGAGCCCGCTCAGGCGCTGGGCGGTGTTGACCAGCTCGCCGCTGGCCAGATCTTTGGCCGCGTCCAGATCGCCCATCCATTGGGTAGCCTGCTCAGGCCATCGCATGGTCACCGGTGTCCAGCTCATGGTTGCTCGCTTTCCCAGGTCACCGCCTCGAGCGCTGCGAGATCATTAGCAGATAGTGCAAAGTCCAATCGCTGCTTGAGATTGTTAGCCTTCTGCAGCAACTCAAGCTTGAAGGTAGTGAAGTCATCACCAACTTGCTGAATTTGCGCAAAGGTGTGCAGGCGAAAATCCTTTTTCCCCTGTCCATCTCTACAGGGATAAAAGCCATCCAGCCCGGCAATAATGACTCCGGTCAGGTTCAACTGGTCCTCAACTTGACTGTCGTATTGATATGGTTCACCCAACGCTGCGGATCTGAAGCCGCTAGTGATCTTGACCTCACAGACAAGACTGATTTCTGCAACCTTCTCGGCGTGCCGCCCAGTCAAATCCAACTGCCACCCTTCATCACTCCACCGGTGCATCGCCGAAGGTCGAAGCCCCGAGAGAAAGGGCACACCGTCACCGGTATGCACCATCAACTGACCTTCTGCTTGTCCAGTGATCAGTTGTTGATGAAGTGCCTCGCTAATCTTCACGCTGTCGGCGGGAATAGCTGCACCGTGGATGTCATCGCGGTAGAAGCCCGCGGTGGATTTTGCATAGTAGAGTTGCATGGTTTTGCTCCAATCACTTGCCCACGGCAAGCCAATAAAGACCGATGGTGGAAGATTGGGTTACGTCTTTGTCCAGATAGAACGTCACACCCTGCAACGTCTCGTCACCTACGTAAGGCGTAATTTGTGCCGCCCAAAAATTGGAACATCTGACAGTTGCTTGGACCCCGTAGATCACGGAGGGGAAAGCGATAGGAAAGGTCATCGACCTGGTGAATTCGCCTGCTTGAGCTATCGCCGTCTGAGTGCCCCATTGAAGGATCAGGCCACCCATCCATGTGGGGAAAATCATGTGTCCGTTAGGTTGAAGGCTGATAGAAAAGCCCCAGCGCATCTTTTTCGAGGTGATGTATGCAGTATCATCCACACCGGCATCGGTTTGAGGCTGAGTGGCGACTTTGGCACCACCGGCGACAGTTTCAGTGGCCTGTGTAGCGGAAGTGTTAAGCGTGATGTTTCCGGAACCATCGAAGGCGGCGGATCCAGTGACTGCGCCGGCCAGCGTGATGACTCTAGAGGTTGCCAATTTGACAGCCCGACCAACTGCCGTGTCGCCTGAAATAATATTGGCGATGGCATTCCAAATTACTGCGCTAGTGCTCTTGACTGCTTTGGTGGTTGCCAAAATGGCGCTGCTGTTAGTCTCCTGATCATCGCTGATGGCGTTAGGAATTTTATCCAATCCGACATCGCCCTTAGTCGTCGATCGGGCACGCAGCAGCGGGTAATCACCCACACGGGCCGCAAAGTGCTGGACCAGGGGGCCGGCGATCGCCTCAACCGGGCGCCGATCGGTCAAAGTGTTTGCGGTGACCAGATCGGCCAGGGCCACGCAGTAGTGCTTCACGCCGGCGCTGTCAGCGTAGTCCGGGCGATCGGCCGCGAATACGACTTGCCAGTTGGCCACCACATCGCTCAATTCGCGCTGCAGCGCGACGTCGAGCCAGGCCGTCGTCGGAAACGCCGGAGGTACAATCGGCAGTACGGCCGTGCGCTCGAGGCGAATGCCTTCCACGTAAGCAGTGCCCGGTTTGACCTGGTACACACCACCGACCTTTTCCACCTGCAGCGAACTGCCGAAGAAACAGGCGCGGCCGAACACGTCACGGTTGCTCTGGCGCTGGCGCTCATCGATGCCCGCCAGCCGCACGGTGAAGTCATGCTGCCAGGTGCTGGCATCGATCGTGATGCCGGCGAGCGCCTGAGCCCCATCGAACACCACCAGGAAGTTGCGGGTCAGGTTGTTGCCAATCTGCAGGGGCGGGATGTTGCGGCGCTTCTGTTGAACAGGCACATAGGCCACGGCAAACAGCACGTTTTCAGCCGTTTCCAGGCCAATCCAGTTGAAATCCCAATCGCCGACATCAGAGCCGATCTGCGCGCTGTACACCACCTGGTTGGGGTTCACATACCCAGCGTTTTCATCCGGTATCGGGTAGCTGTGGACAATTTGAGCCGCTGCAGGCTTGCCGGCGGCGCGATTCACTGGGCCGCTGGGGTCCAGCCCTGGCACATTGGCAAAGATGAAGCGGGCCACTTTCAAGCCCGCGTTTGCGGCTTGTTTTTGGGCGATCAGGTTTTCACCTGCAAGGGTAATGCTGGCTCCCATGGGGGCTCCTACAGGCTGGCAACCAGTGTCTGCTGGTCGTCGTGGAAGTGAACGATGCCGACAGATAGCTGCATCGGGGTGATGGTCGAGAAGTCATAGCGGCGGCAAGTGCGGCCGTATTGCTGGATCAGCACGCGCAGTAGCTCGGGGTTTTGCGACAGTTGGGAGTCGGTAAAGCGCAGCAGCACCACGTCCCAGTCACGGTCGGGCTGGCGCTCGTCGATCTCGACATAGCCCACGCCCAGGCGCACCAGGATGCGTTTCATCCCGGCGGTGCTGCCTGCGTCGACGGCATTGATAAAGGCGTACCTAACCCGCAATCGGTACAGGCTTTCGGGTTCACCCTTGAAGCGGGTGATGTCTCGCTGCCAGGCCAGCAGGTCGAGCACGGTCAGGTGGCAGGTGTCGGCGTCCATCTGCAGCAGGGGCCAGCGCAGCCAACCTTCGACTTTTTCCCACCAACCCTGAGCGGCGTACTTGAGTTTGGTCAGCTCGGTACCGGCCAACCAGAACTTGAGATCGAGCTTAATCATGAAGCACCACCTGCAGACTCTGGATCCGGGGAATGTTCAGTTCGGACACGATGTCGGCATTGGCGAAGTGCAGCGACTCGATGCCGGTGAACTGTTGGTGTAGCTCCTCGCCCAGGCGGCTGAAGGAAAACCGCGACTGGGGAAAGGTCAGGGTCGGCTGGTAGTCGCTCGCAGTGCTCTCGCGGAACGCGGCGCGGATGAATTGGGCGGCGCCGTCTTCTAGGGACTGACGCTGCTCGGTGGTCAGGGTCGAACGGGGCCAGATCTCGACGCTCAACGCGTGCTGGGTTTCTGGCATCACCATCACCAGCAGATCGTCGCCGTGGCCATGGTTGCCCTGGTCGCGGATATGGGCGTTGATTTGCTCCAGGTAGGTCGCCGCCGGCACATCGGCTTCAAACAGCACGTAGGCATTGGCGCTGCCCGGTCCACGTGGAGCCCCGTGTTCGAAGTACACGCCATCCGGACGCACGCCAGGGAATGCGGAGATCATCGCCCGATATACCGCGTCGGTGTGCCACTGGTTGACCGCCGAGAACTGGTTGCGGGTGCGCAAACGCAGTTCGTCGTTGCCCTCCGGATCGGCGCCGGGCGTGGTCAACCACCCGTCGTTGTTCACCACCTGGGCAATGCCCGGTACCGGCTGCGGCAAAATGGCGTAGTAACCCGGGGCCAAGTTGAACCCTGAGCCGGTGTCGACCGCCTCCACAGGAATCTCCAACTGCATCAGGCCGTCGGTGAATAACCCGGGGGCTGTGGTCACCAGTTGATAGACGTGGCCATTGATCGCGGCCGATTGCACCACCGTACCAGCGGGCACTTCCATGGCCCCGCCGGCGGCCGTGCGAGTGAACAGCAGCACGCCCCGGGCCTTGGTCGCACCCTTGCGCTCGATGTTCACCGCCCAGGCCAGCATGTCCAGCCAGGTGTCCACGGCGGTTTTGACAAAGAAGTTCGGCAGCACGGTGGCCACGAAGAACTCCAGGATCCACAACACCGGCTTGGTCACAAGGGCCGTGACCACCCGCCAGAACGGCGAATAGGCGCTGGTGTTGCTCAGTTTGCTGCCCTGGGCGCTGACTTCAGCCTCCCACGCCTGGCGTAGTCCGGCCTCGGTGGTCGGAATGCCGGCGTCTGTAAGGGCTTGTTTGAAATCTACGTCGCTCACAACGTTACCTCGATCGTGCCGAATTTCAGGGTGGTGGCCGTCACCAGGTACTGCCCTGGGGTCAGTTGAGTGATCAATGCCGTACCGGGTACCAGACGCTCGTCCGCTTCCACCAGCAGCTCCAGTTGCTGGATACAGTCGCGCTGCTTGAGCCGATCGCGTTCGGCGACCAAGGTCACCAGCAGGCCGCTGTCGCGGATCATGTGGGCGATGTCCTGGGCGATGCTGGCCCGGTCATCGATGAGCAGCGGCTGGCGGGACAGATCCAGCACCAGGTCGTTGTCCTGGATCAGCAGGTCGATGTATTCGCTCATCCCGGTACCGCCATGCTCATCATGTTTTCAAGCTCCAGCGGGGTCATGGCCTTGCCGGTGTTGATGTTCAGGGTTTCCACGTGGGTGCCTTTGTTCTGGCTGCTGTTGTTGTTCTGGATGCTGGTCAGCAAGCCGCCCGGGGGCACGGCGTTGGGCCGCGCCGGCGACAGGCTTGGTATGGCTGCATTGATGGTCTGCTGGGCTTTCTGCGCCGCTGCAGCGCTGTCCATGGTGTTGACGCCGATGTCTGTACCCGGCACCTCGGGCATGGCGCCAAAGCGGGTTTCAATATCAACGCCGGGGATCTTGTTCAGCATCTCGATCAGGTTGTTGATCGCCGAGTGAAAGATCGCGACGATCCCGTCCCACGCAGCCTTGGCCATCCCAGACCAGCCGCCCATTGAGGCGAACCACTCCGACAGCGCGGTCAGTTGATCGCTGACCCACTTGAACGCCTCGCTGTTCATCAACGCGGCCGTCCACTCGTCCCAGTACACAACGGCAGCGATCACCGCCGCGACCAACGCCAGAACGCCGATAACAATCCAGACGACCGGGTTGGCCAGCAGCGCTGCGTTGACCAGCCAGATCGCGCCCTGCCACATGAGCATCACCCCGCGAACCACGCCAAGGGCGGCCGTCAGGCCGTAGACCACAGTGATATAGGTCAGCATGATCAGCTTCTGCAGCACGAACGCGGCAGCAGTGCGCAGGCTCATCAACTGCACCACTTTCCAGACGGTAACCATGGCCAACCACACCATGCGGCCGGCGCCGATGGCGAAGGTCAGCAGGGACATGGCTGCAATCAGCGCCAAGATCGTCAGCGTGACGATGCCGATCACCCGGGTGATGTTGGGGAACAACTGCGTCCAGCGGGTCATGCTGCCGGCGATGCCCGACAGTTTGGCCATCAGCGGCGTGAGGATCGGGATCAGCGCCTGGCCGAAGGCAATACGCAGCGCTTCGACGGCCGCCCCGAACTGCTGCCACGGGTCAACCATGGCCATGGCCATGTTCTTCGCATCTTCCAGGCCGCGCACTTTGCCGAGCTTGTCCATGCCGTTGCGCAGGCGATCGGTATCCTTGGCCAGTGAGCTGATAACCTGCGCGCCCTCCCCGCCAAACGCTTCCATCAGCTTGGCGCTGGCCGACGCGCTGGTCAGGTCACCCAGTTTTCCCTGCAGCTTTTCCATGATCTGCAGCATGGGCAACGCTTTGCCGTTGGAGTCGGTGAACTTCATCCCCATTTTTTCGGAAGCGGCGCCCAGGTTCTCGAAGAACGCCTTGTAGCGCCCGCCGGCGTCGCCGCCCTCCATGGTGCTGCTCAGCGAGCCAATCACCGCAAACTGCTCAGCGATATCCACGCCGGCGGCGGTGGCGATCGAGCCCACTTCCTTGAATGCGTCCTTGAGCTGGGCGCCGTCGGTACGGAACAGCTGCACCGCCAAGGCGGTCTGACCGCCCAGCTTTTCAACCCATTCGCCCTTGCCCATGGCGTCAGCCTGGCCCTTGAATAGGTTGTACATGGTGCCCACGTAGGCGCCCATGGTTTCGGCGTCAGATTTGGTCGCCTTGGCCAGCAAGTTGCTTGTGTTGGTGAAGGTGGCCAGTTGGCCGCCGGTCAGGCCCTTGATTGCACCCTCGATGCTGTAGGCCGACGCGACAAAATCCCGGGCGTTCTCGCCATAGTTCACCGAGAACTCCAGGGACTTCTGATTCAGCGCGGTCAGCGCGTCCTCGGCCACGCCCAGCGACTTGACCTCGCCCAGGGCGCGGTTCATCTCCAGAGCGGGCTGCAGCGACTCGTTGATGCCGACAAAAGCGCCGGTGACACCCGCCAAGCCCATGCCCATGGTCTTGATGTTCCTTTCGCTTTGCTCGGTCAGCTCGGAAAATCCCATTTTCACCTTGCCCAGGGGTGCGGTGACCTTGTCGGTCAGGGCCAGGATGAAATCGAGGCGGGCGCTACGGTCAGCCATGTGGTGCTATCCATTCAAGGCGTGGGCGATGCCGTTGGCCACGGCGAACTCCATGCGCTTCCAGTGTTCGTCTTCCAGCCACTTGGCCGTGCCCATGTTTTCAATACTGGGCTCGGCGCCAGGCAGCCACCGATTGGTCAGGGCCAGCAACTGGCCGAGACCGTCCTCGGTCAGGCGGTCAGCGTGCTCAAGGGCTTTTTTACGATGATCTCGACGTCGGGGGCGTACTCCTCGAGGAGCGCGCCGGCGATTTGCATGGTCATCACTGGGTTGGCCAACACCTCGCGCAAGCCGGCCTTTTCCGCGGGCAACACGGTGCTGCTCAGCAGGTTGAAGGAAGGCGCCACCTTGTTGTTGGCGGTCATGGCGTTGAAGTACTTGGTCACGTCCTGGGGCGTCAGGGTGAAGGTGAATTCCTTGTCGCCGACTTCCAGGGTGATGTCGCGGGCTTGGATCTGGCTCATGTTCGTGTCCGTTATGGTGGTTGGTTTGAAGGTTTTTTCGGTTCAGCGCAGGCACACCTGGTGCACGTAGTCCTGCAGGCCCAGGATCATTTGCTTACTGAGGGCAAGCTGATCTCTGAGGGTGAAATAATCCGGTCGAGCGTCTGTTGCGAGTTCGGCGGCGGCTGCATCAGCCACGCCGCCGGAGCTGGCTTTTTCGGGACCGGCGGCGCTGCAGGTGGCGTTGACGCGCAGCCGCTGACGGCGATCGTCAACAGACTGGCGAAGCTCAAGGTTTGAAGCGCGTTCATCGGCAAGCTCCAGGGTTCGTTTAAGATCGATCGCGTCACGGTCGGCCAGCATTTCGCCGCTGATGCGGGCGGCTTCGCGCAGCCCCGACACTTCGAACAGTGCGTCGTCACGTTCCTGGCGGGCGGTGTCGCGCTGCCCCTCCAGGATGTTGAAGCCAACAAACGCCACCAGGCACAGCACCAGGGGAAACAGGATCTCGCGCAACATCACAAGCCCTCCGCGCACATCGCCGCTTCAGCGCGCCGGCGAGCGTGCAGCCCCGGAACAAAGCGTTTTCGGCCCTGGGCGTCGGTGACCGACGACCACACCGGGCTGTTGCCATCGGGGCCCCAGGCGAGTGCCTTGCAGCCTTCGGCGATCTTGCCGGCATTGATCAGGCCTACGGCGCGACTAGCGCAGGTGCTGGGCGTACCAAAGTTGTGGCCATGGCTGCTCAGGGCGTCGAAAGTCTTCTGCCCGATCGCCGGATTGGTCAGGCAGTCGGCCAGCGCCAGTTGCCCTTTCTCGACCACCAGCTGCTCCACCTCGGCGCAGCGCTCCGGCGACCAGTAGTCACCGACCACCAGCGGATACGGGCTGGTGTAACGAGTGATGCCTTTGCACACCGTCGGCAGGCCTCGGGCCAACTGGTCGGGGTAGACGACGTTCTGGCCGTTGCCTTCCCACTTGCCCAGGAACGCGAGCAAAGGCGCGCTGACCAGCACGATGGCGCCCGTGGCGATCTTGTTACGCAGGCTCATGGAAACAGGATCCGAAGCAACGCCGGCCCAACCATCTGCGCCACGACTCCCAGAACGGTCAGCACCGCCAACATGCGGGTCACCTTGGTGCCGATATCGGACACGGTGGCGGTAAGCTCGCGCTGGCCATCGTTCAAATCCGATAGCTGCACAGCCATGTGTTCGAACTCACCTTCCAGCCTGGTGACGCGAGTCGGCACGGTTTCGTGACGTTCTTCCAGGTCGCTGACGCGGTGTTCAAGCACAGCGAAGCGGCTTTCCAGGGTGCCTTTGGGCTTGACGCGTGCGGTCATCGGCGCTGTCCTTGCTCGGTAAGGGATTGGCACGGCACGCAGCGGGTAATTCCGCCCAGGGCCTGGCGCTTTTCCGGGATCGGCTTGTCGCAGTCTTTGCAGTGGGTCAGGCTTGGCCCGCTCGGCCGTGCTGCAGCAAGTGCGGCCGCGATCGCAGCGTCACGCTGACGTTGTTCTAAGGCCTGGGCACGATCGAACGGGCAAACCATCAGCGCAGACCCTCGATCTCTGCAGCAGCCAGATACGGCACGCCGTTGACGCGGATGAAATCCGGGCTGGTGACGTCAAAAGGCACCTTGTGCTTGGACTTCTCGCCGCCTTTGGGGTCGACACTCAGCAGGCTGGATACCTTCAACTTGCAGCCGAAGGCTTCAATGCGCAGCTCTTCCTCGCCGGCTTTGGCGAAGAACACCGAGTCGAAGGGCTCCAACTGGCGGAAGCTGCCGGCAGTGCGGGCGGCCTCGATCAGCAGATTGAAGTTGCTGGTGTCGAATTCGAATTCACCGCTGCACGACACATCGCCGTCGACATGCCCGTTGGGCACACCCCGGGATTGCGCCACGGCGGTGTTATCGGTGATATCCAGGGTGCAGCTTTCAACATGGATCTGCAGGTCGCCCAGGTTGATGTCGAAGTTTTTACCGCCAATACGGGACATACGGGATTACTCCGAATCGTCGTTGGAAAGGTCCAGGGCGATGTTCGCCGTGAGATCTTTCGGGCAGTTGAGGGGCTTGATCTTGATGTACACCTCGACCTTGGTTTTGGTGATCCAGACCAGGACGATGTCGCCGTCTTTGGGCGACTCGATCTCGCCCGGGAACACCTGGCCAGCGAAGGTCGCGGACTTGGCCATGGCGCGCAGCGGCTTCATCAAGGCGCTGACGGCGGCCGCCATGCTGTTGGGCGTGTTGTTCAGGCGCCGATCGGCAACGCGCAGGATCAGCAGCGGGCGCACCTGGCGAGCGGCCTTGTCGGCCAAACGCAGGTACTCGACCACCTGGAAATCGCTCGCCGGCGCATCAAGCATGTTGCCGTCACCCCAGAACACGCCCGGGTAGTCCGGATAGGTCTGCGAGACCGAGAAACGGGCCTTGTCGAGTTCCGAGCGGATGGCCGATGGCAGTGGCACACCGTCGACGTCGTTGGGCACAGGACCCAGGCCCAGAACTGCTCCGCTGGCCACACGCATGGGGCTGTCGGCAATGCTGACCGCCGCATTGGCCAGACGCCCAGCCAGAACGCCAAGGTCATTACCGTGCAACTGGGGCACGACCAGGACACGCGGCGCAGCCAGATCCTTGGTGATTGCCTTCTGTTCCGTGAGGTAGTCCGACCAGTCCTGCTGGGCAGCGATGCCAACGGTGCTGGCCATCACGAACAGGCGGCGCCCGTAGGTGTTGTTGATAGCGATCGCGGCGTCGTGCATCGCAGACAGTTCCGCTGAAGCGGTCACCGGTTTGGTGATCACCACTGCCTCGACGGAAAAGCCCTGTTGCTGGGCCATTTCGAGCGCATCGGTCCAGGTGCCGTCTGCTGCGATCGGTGCCGCCAGGCACGCCCAACGGTCGCCGCCGTTGGCCATGGCTGCCGTGACCTGGGTTTTCAGATCACTTGGCGGAATGCCCAGCATCACGTCCAGGTCGCTGTCGGTGTTCAAAGGAATCAGGCTGCCGACGCTTTTGGCGCCGGGGCCGATGAAAAGGAAATAGCGCTCGATCTCGGTCACGGCACCCTGGCCGAGGTTGAGATTGTTTACGCTGACTTTGCCAAGTGCCATGCAGTGCCTCGTTATTTGGGAGAATTGAGAATTTGTGCCAGCACCTGGTTAACCAGCAGGCTGGTATCCCGGTCGGTGCTGACGCCCAGAAACTGACGCTTGGGCAGGGTTATTTCCCAACTTTGCGCGCCGGTGCCTTCGGATTTTTCGTCAGACAGGATGCGAATCAGCAGCCCGGCCTTGGCGTAGTTCACGTGTTCTTGAATCCACGCTACGGACGGCCGTGTCAGGCTCTTTTTGCCAGCCTGGCGAACCTTGAAACCCAGGCGGCGCAAGCGCTTTGCTTGTTTGTCCGTCGCGGCCAGGCCTTCAGGAACCCTGTTCCACCGGCGCATCTGGGCGGCGGTACGACGCTCACTCACGCCATGGTGTTGTTGCGCAGCGACCCAAGCGGTCAAGCCGTTTCGCCATCCCAGCGTTGCTGAATCGGGGCTCACGCTTGTGACCTGGAGCAACTTGCCAAGGCCGGCTTCCATCTTCTTTTTGCCCTTGGCGTCGCCCTTTCGCCCTTCGAAGGCCGAACCGTCCAAGTTGCGCTGTTCGCGGATCCGCTTACGGCTCATGGTGCGCACGCGCTTGGTGACGTTGTTCAGCAACCGCCGGCGCAGCTGCGGGGGCAGGCTCAACAAGGCCAGTTGCTCGCGGACGCCGAGGTGGCCCCGTACGTCCAGCTCGAAAGTGCTACGCGCCACCGCCGCGGACCTCGCCGTGTTCAGCGGTCCACAGATCGAAGTCGACCAGGCCCCACGTTTTGCCAAACGCATCGATCAGACCGTTGGGATCCTCAGCCAGGTGCTGGGCCTCGACGAACTCCAGGGTCAGTTCGAGGTCGGCTTCGTCTGGGGTGACCTGGTCGACCGCAAAGGTCGGCGCCGGCAGGTCGTCGTCCCGATCGGGGTCGTTGGATTCCAGCCAGCCGCCAAGGAGCGCCATCAGCAACGCGGGGTTACCGGCGAATCGCTCAATCACGAACACGGCGCGGTAACGCATATCGCCCATGTGCAGGCCCTGCGTGCCCGGCTTCCAGATCAAATCCAGATTGACCTGCTCGGCCCAACTGTCGATCTGTTCCGGCAGTACCAGATTGAGGCCGATCAAATAGGTGGTGAGGGCACGGAGCTTGTTCATAGCAGCACCGCCGTGATGCGGCCACGGCCCTGCAGAGAGCGGACAGCCTGCTGGCTGAACGCCAGGAAAGTTTCCGGGCGATCGGGCAATTCCTTGCCCAGGTTCTCCGCGCTCTCGCGGCGGACGATGGTCACGAACTGGGGCAGCAGGCTGGCTTTGGCTCTGCAGTAAACGGCGCGCTTGTACGTCTTTGCTTGAAAGGTGCGCTTAGGTAGAACCGTGGGGTCTGCAGACTCAACGCTTGACACTCCAAGGCCCTGCCATCGCGCTTTTAACTCGGCCAGGTCGCTGTTGACCTCGGTCATAGCCGTGGTCAATTCGTCGGTCAGCAGTTCCACCAGGTATTCCGCCGGCAGGCGATAGCCCTTCTGAAACTCGCCCACATCGAGGTTCGGCCAAAAGCCGTCGTTCTCGATCGCCAGTTCCACCAGGGTGGTGGGTTTACCTGAAAAGCTCATGCTGACCGCTCAAATAGGGCGGGGAGCCTGTTTTCAGTGGGACGGTCCATAACTGGGCGGCTCACTTCCACAGGGCCCCGCTGGGGGGGGTAGTCGGTTATTCGGAGGCCGGTGTGGCCGGTGTTTTTGCCAGTTCCTTGGCCAGTGCCTTGCGACATTTCTCGATGCGGGTGTTGTTGCCAGCCGCCGCGTGCAGCTCGGTAGAACGCTCCAGATGCTTGATCGCGGTTTCCCACTGCTCAGCGTCCTGGGCACGCATGCCGATCAACTTGTGGTACTTGCTCGGGATCTGCTCCGTCAGGTCCCATTCGCCGTCCACGCGTGGCAGCAAGTCGGACAGATACGGCTCCGGGCTGCGTGTGGCGTTGTATTCGGCGTAAGCCCAGTCGATGATGGCGTCCGCGACAAAGGTCTGGATGTCGCGGCGCTTGAAGCGCTCCGGCATCTGCTGACCCTGCTCGATCAGAAAATCCGCCAGTTCCAGGGCGTCATCGAACTGGGCGGTGTCGAACAGCCAGACCATCACCTGCACCACAACGCGGTTCGGGAAGTTCAGCCCCGATTCGCAATAGCGCTGGACGTAGTCCTGGTACTTGGGCAGCAGCTCGTCACGCTTGAGCGTCTGTTTGCTGGCCAGGTTTTTGAGCTCACTCAGGCGTGCCAGGTCCACGTCCAGCGCCGCTTCCTGCAGCAACAGGTGCTTGCGGGCATTGGCCGGGCTACTCAAGGCGTCGTCCGGGGTATACGCCATGGCTGCGCCCGTGATGGCTGCAGCTACAGCGGTTACACCCAAGGCCAGGGTGCGGCGCTTGTGCGCCAGGGCCAGGCTCACGCCACCAACTCCACGTTCTCGGTCAGAGCGATCTTCTCCAACTGCTCGATCACGTAACCTTCGTTGCGGCTGTTGTAGTCCTCGACGCGGGAGCGTTTCGGATTGTCGACCGCCTGCTTGCGCCAGCTGGAATCCTGGAAGTAGATCGACAGGTTGTCCCAACTGGTGACCAGCACGGCGTTGACCGGGAAGAACGGAACGCTGAAGCTCGGCAGACCGCCATAGGTCTCGATGACCTGGGCTTCTTCGATGCGCTCTTTCTCGGTCGGCGTATCGCCCTGCTTGGCATACAGCTTGGCCTTGTCAGCGGCGAGCAGGTCGCTACCGATGATCGCCACCAGGTCACCGCCATCACGCAGACGTTCGTCCACCATTTGCTTGGTGTCATGCACCAGGGCGTCGAGGTTGGCGTAGTCGCCACCGGCGCCCAGTTTCACCTTGCCAGCGGTCGCACCCTCTTTGAGCACCTGCTGTGGGGCCTGCTCGCGCAGTTGCTGCAGCCAGCCCTTGTTCACGTCCTGGAGCATTGGATAGGCGACGATGTCGGTCTGCACTGCAGCTTGAACACCGTGGAAACCGACCATGATGCGATCCAGGGCAATCTGCTTCTGGACAGCCGCAGAGTACTTCTGATGGAAGTCCGGGAACTTGGCCCAGGCATCAATTTTGGCGTACGGCAGCCCAACGTCCGACTCGGTCGAGGACAGTTCGTAGGTCGTGTGGTCCAGCTCCGAAGCATCCTTGGCTTCGCGATCGGTGGTCTTGGTGTTGGTGCGGCCGGTGACCGGACCAGACACGCCAATAAACACCTTCTCGCCCTTGATCTCGGTCACGCCGATGACGTTGATGCGAGAAAGGAAATCCGACTTGGCGGTAATGGCCTCGTTCAGTTCCTGGGCGACCGTCGGTTCCACGTTGAACATCTTGCTGGACAGTTCGACACCGTAGGTTTCGGCGATAGCCAGCTGCAGTTTTGCGTACATTTGGGCGCCATAGGCGCTGAGAGTGCGGGCCATGTCAGAGCACCCGCGCCTTAACAGTCGTCACAGGGCCGGGATTGCGCGGCAGCTGGCGACCTGTGGGGGTGTTCTGCAGTGCGGAGAACTGCTTTTGAAGGCCAGTCAGGGCTGCCAACACAGCTTTGTTGGTGGCGCCACCGTTGCGGCTGAACTCACGCTCTTCTTCTGCAGTGGTGACGATCGCGTCCACGGCGGCGCTCACGTCGTCGATCGGCGCTTGTTCTGGTTCGGGTGCTTCTGCAGCTGCAGGCTCAATCACGGCCTGAATGCCGGCAGCGACAACCAGCAGCTGTGCCAGCAGGGCTTTCAAGGCCGTTGCGGTAGCTTCATCCATTGGGGGTTTGCTCTCGGTTGGGGTTTGCGGGGTGGTTTCGGTGGTGCTTTCTTCAAGGCCGAAGCGCTTGAACAAGCCCGTGAACGCGGATATCAGCTTTTGCAACTCGCCTTGGGGTTGTGCGTCACGCAGAGAGCCCAGTTCAACCGAGGCGGCGTAGTACGCGGCCTTGTGGGTTTTGTTGGAAAAGTAGAGCTCCTGGGTGCCCAAGCTGGCTGGCTCGTCGGTCACCGCCAAGCCGGTCAGGTAGGCTTTGCCGGTGTTCGCGAAGTTCGGGGTGATCTCGATGCTGGTGAACAACTTTTCGCCCTGATCGTTGAGCCACAGCAGCTTCTGGTTGGGCTTTAATTGCGCTTCAAGGGCAACTTGACCAGGTTGTAGATCTTCGGCGTCGTCAACCAAGCGCACAGCGAACACGGTGCCGTGGGAACCGCTCCAGCGTTCGTGCTCGCTCCAGATCACAGCGGTATAGGTCGACGCTTTGTAGGTATCAGCGATATCGCGCAGTTCCTGGGGAAGGATCTCGCGACCATCTACGGTCGGGCCGCTGGTGGCGACACGTTTCCAGAACGAAACAAGGGAACGGGGCATGGGCGATAACTGCGCTCAATCGGTGACTTGAGCCGCCAAGATATGGAGCCGAACGCCTTCTAACAAACGGTTAAATTGCGCGTTTCTCCTAGATTCGTGATCTAGGTGAAACGCGGAATTTAACCCCGCGTTTCCAGCGTTTTCGCCGCATAGACTGCGGCCCATGTACTACTCCACCGAAGTTAAAGAAGCCGCCAAACGCCTGTTTCTGCGCCGCTGTAAGGCCAAGGAAATTCAGGCGCAACTCAACCTGCCCAACATCCGGATCGTCTACTACTGGATCCGCCACGGCGGTTGGGAAGACATGCTGTCGGATGAGGAGCCGCTGACCGCTGTCGGTCGGCGTATCACCTTGCTCCTGGACAAGGTCGGTAGCTTGTCCAAGGACGATCTAAACGAACTGGACCGGCTGACCGCCGTGCGCGAACGACTGCTCAAGCAAGCGGCCAAACCGGCACCGGTGGCGGCAACGCCCGGTGACGACCAGGGCGAGCCCCAAGAACCTCGCCAGCGCTCGCGTGGCGATCGTTCCGGCCGTGGCGAAGCTGGTGGCAAGAAACGGGAGAAGAAGCCCAAGAACGACATCAGCGGGCTGACCGAAGTCGACTTCCTGGATAAGTTCATCAGCAAAATGTACCGCTATCAGCAGGAGCTGTTCGCGGCCAAGCAAAACCCGCTGACATGCCGGGTCCGCAATATCCTGAAAAGCCGCCAGGTCGGTCTGACCTACTACTTCGCCGGCGAAGCGTTCATGGACGCCGTACTCAGCGGCGACAACCAGGTGTTCCTGTCGGCCAGTCGCTCGCAGTCGGAGATTTTCCGCAGCTACATCATCC